GTAGACTGGAACAAGTCAAATGTCCCATACTTAGCCCCATCTCTAGCTCTAGCTAGAGCTTCTACACAAGCAATGACATCTTCATCACTTCCATAGAGATCTCTAGCTATTGAGAACTGTTCATCACTCACAAGTCTCACTATTCCATTCTTCTCTAAGAGATTGGCAAGTCTCTTGTATGCATACTGCATGTCAGCATGCACATGGAGGATCTTCTCACTAGAAGTCATTGCCATCACTGTGCACTCAGCCGCAAGATCAACTGGTGTCAAGTCAACAGACATGTCAGCTAAGCCGGGATATTCATTTGGTCTTGGAAGAACCTTGAGCTTCTTTGCTCCTCTGAAGAACATGCCAAGCGTGTTGTGCTTTGAGAATCCAGCACGAGTGAACACTGTGTGGTTGACCGGAGGAGTCAGAAGACCATATCTCAAGACTACAGCATCCGGAATTGAGCTGGTGACAACTCTCTCAGCTATCCACTTTGACTGGGCATAGCCGCTAGCAATTGGGCCACAGTTGCACTCATCTAGTGGCTTCTCAAAGACTTTGCCACCATTTGCTAGAGATGTGTCAGCAACAAACACACTCAATGTTGATGCAAAGACTAGACGCTTGTGGGCCTCCTCACCATATCTTGCCTCGCTCTCAAGACAGAACTTGACAATGTTTGATGTCGAGCCAACATTGGATGCCGCAAGAGTGTCAAGTGACTTCCAGTCATTGACTTCTCCAGCTAAGTGGAGAACATGCTTGACATTTCGGCAGAGCTCAAGATAGAGTTCATGGTCTAAGCCAAGCTCGTCTTTAGACAAGTCACAAGCTATAGGAAGTATCTTTGTAGTGAGGTTGATAGATTTTGCATAGTGTCTCTGCTTGATGCTTGCAACTAGCTTCTCTCTAGCCTCTTCATTGTCTCTAGCCTTGACCAAGCACACTATCTGTCTTGCTGGATTGGCAAACTGGAGATAGTAGAGCACATGAGTTCCAAGAAATCCAGCCGCACCAGTCAGCAGTGTAGCTCCAAGCTCAATCTTTGGAGCTTTGTGTGCTTGTGAAGAGATAGCATCTATCTCTCTTAAGATCTTCTCTCGACTCTTCAAAGCAAGACCATCAAGAACTTTTGCCGGAATTGCTGAAGAGATGCTGGCGCTGATGATCTTAGCTATTCCACTTGGCGAGTCATCATTCTTGAAGTCACATGGACCTAGCTGCACTCCAAACTCTTGCCTGATCTTGCAAGCTAGCATTACATGAGAGATAGAGTCTGCATTGAGATCTTGCTTGAAAGATGACGTTGCTTCAGGAAGAAAGTCTAAGTGCAGAATCTCTTGGAAGAGCTGCTGGACTCTGCTAGCAATTCTGTCACCTAGCTTGATGTGGCCTTGCTGGCTTCTCTCAACTCGTCCTTGGAGTTCATGTTCAACAAGCAGAGCAATCTTGCCATAGTCAAGCTTTCCGGAAGACAAAGTTGGAAGCTTCTGTCTAAGAGAGACAAAAGCACTTGGAACCATCCATGGTGGAACTGTCTTCTTGAATGCCTCTTCAAGCTTCTCGGTGTCAACATGGTCTAGTGTCTCGAGAGCACAGACAAGAGATCCAAGCTTGTCTTTGAACACAGCAACTCTCAAGCCACATTCAGACAGTGCAACAGCTTCAAGCTCTTCTGGAGCAACTAGCTTTCCAGCAACTTTGACCTGTCGATCTATCCTTCCAATGACTGCATACTCACCACTAGAAGTCATCTTCACCAAGTCACCGGTAGCAAACCATCTGTCATCTCCACCAAATCCATCTTCATCAAGAAACTTGCTTTTGTTGAGACTCTTAGCTCTAGGATCACTCTCAGGAACATATCCAATTGCAAGTTGCTTCCCACTGATGAGAAGCTCACTTGTGTCCGGGTCTATCTTGTACTTGACTCCGGAGAATGGCATCCCAACCGACACATCTTGCTGGTCTATCTGGAAGCAGTTCTCATAAGTCTTAGCTGATGTGCAGATTGTAGCTTCCGTTGGTCCATAGACATTGATGAGCTTGCATCTTGGAGAGAATCGCTCAACAGTCTTTGCCGCTAGCTGCTCTCCACCAACTATCAGAGCTTCTACACAAGATGGCATTCTGTCTTCTGGAAGAGCCGCAAGCAAAGATGGTGGAATGTCAATGTGAGTCGCAGTTGTCTTTGAGATCTCTTTCCAGAAGTCAATGTCCGGAGAGAAGTCTTTTCCAATCACAAGAGTTGAGCCGGTAGACAGTGCAACAAACATGTCTGAGAGTGCTCCATCAAACACTGGAGAGAGCATCCAGTAGAATCTAGAGTTCTCACCACAACCAAACACTCTAGCTTGGTTCTCAACAAGATTGCATATAGCTCGGTGAGACACTGCAATGCACTTTGGCTTTCCAGTAGAGCCGGAAGAACATATGCAATATGCTTCAGCACTAACACAAGGTGTCACAAACAGCTTTGGATGATATGATGGAGGATCAACTCCAAAAGGATCAATAGAGTCATAGTCTAAGATGGCTTCAAGATCTAGCTGCTTCTTGAGCTCATCTACTCTTGCGGTTGGCCAATCAAGACCAATAGGAACAAAAGACTTTCTTGCAAGCATGATGCCATAAGCACCAATCACATACTTGAAAGAGCGTCCAACTCTCAATCCAACTCTGTTGGAAATGGTCTTTCGCTCTCGCGACCACCTCACAAGCATTGAAGCTACTCTTCGAGCAGCATCATGCAGCTCTTTGTAGGAGATAGAAGTTGGAAATCCACCTTCATCAAACTCTATAAGTGCACTCTTGTTCGGAGTTCGCTCAACACTCTTCATGAACAATGACCATGCCGAGCAGATTCTGTCATCTTCTACAAGTCTCATGTGACCATCATCTTTCTGTCTAAGATAGCAAAGCTAGCAGCAAGCATGAACATTGGCTCACAAGCAGCTTGGATGTCTAGTGGCTCTTCTCTCTTGACTCGCATAACTTCATCTCTAAGAGCTATTGTATCAAAGATCTGGGTTCTTGAACTGCAGCAGATGTCAATGAAGCTTGCCCACTGCTTCTCAGACAAGAACCACGACATTGGTGGAGCTTGAAATGGCTGCTTTGGTCTTAGACGGACTTCATCCGGGACAATTCCTCTAGATGCTTCTCTCAAGACTAGCTTCTCAAGACTTCTAGAGCACTTGAACTCTAGAGGAAAAGTTGTAGTGACCTCAAAGAGCTTTCTGTCAAGGAATGGCAGTCTAGCTTCAACCGAGCTGCTCATCTCCTGGCTGTCACCCAAGACTTTGCAGATGTATGTTGGGAAAGCTGTAGCTAGCCATGCTCCCATAGTCTTCTCTGCTCTAGAGCTTCCACCATCCATGAACTTCTTGAGCATTGAGCTTTGTCTAGCTAAAGCATGCTTTCTGAAGACTTCTCTGAAATCATCTCTGACCAGCGCTTCAAGCTTCTTGCCAGTTGACAGCTTTGCTTTCAAGAAAGATGGAAGAGGTCCAATGCTCTTGAATCTCTCTGGCATCAGCAAGTCACCACAAGGTGTCTCGGTTCCGACCATCAATGAACTTGCTAGCTGGTCATCTGCAAACTGGTCAACTTTCAGGTGAGAGTAGCCAAGCAGACACTCATCTGCTCCTTCTCCAACAAGCATTGACTTGAATCCAGCATCATGCACTGCTTTTGCTAGAGCGTGCTTGCAAGACACATGTCCATTGACTGCAAATCCTTCACCAGCAACTATTGAATCTTCTAGAAGCTCTAGCATCTTAGTAGCCGGCATCTCAACTTCATAGAGCCTTGAGCCGAGAGCTTTTGCTGTCCTTCTTGCAATCGCTAGCTCATTCCATGCAAGATCCCCAGCGTCAGGAAAAGACACAGTGAAACTGTCAAGTGGAATGTTGCTTATCTTTGATGCAAAGCCAAGAACAGCACTAGAGTCAACTCCTCCACTGAGAGAGACGCACCATCTAGCATCAGATCTCATTCGTGCTTTGACAGCATCAGAGAAGAGATCTTTGAACATTGCACTAGCTCCTTCTATGGCCATTGGAGATTTCAATGGTGGCCATAGTGGTCTCCACCAGCATTTCTCTCTCACAACTCTTCCGGTCTCAGTGTCGATCTCAAGATAGTGTCCTGGAAGAACATTGCTTATTCCTTCAACGATAGTGTCCTTGAGATTCTGGTAGTGCATTGCAAGACCAGTGCAAAGAGCATCAAGATTCCAGCTCCTTGGTCCAGAGAAAGCTTTGACCTCTGATGCAAGTTCGATTCCAGACTCTGTCTCTCTATATGCTAGTGGCTTCACCCCAAATCGATCTCTTGCAGCAAAGATCTTCTTTGCTTTCCGATCATGCAGGATGAATGCAAACTCCCCATCAAGCATTGCAAGTGCTCGATCTATTCCAAACTGCTCATAGAGAGGAATGAGAATCTCACTGTCCGTGCTTGTCGTCCACTTGTAGCTTGGAAGCCAGTTTGTCTTGACTTCCTCATAGCGATAGAACTCTCCATTGACAACAACATCAACTCTAGCACTAGATATTGGCTGTTGCCCATTGTCAATTCCTATTATTGAGAGACGGTTATGTCCAAGAACTACATTGTCAATCTCAAGAATCCCAGTTCCATCTGGTCCACGATGCTGCAACTTTGCTAGCATTTCCCTAGCAAGCTCAGCCTGTGGCTTCTGGAACTCTCTTCTTGGCTTTCTTATGAGTCCAACTATTGCGCACATCTAAACATCACCTTCTTGGCTTCAGGCTTAGAAGCTTCTGCAAAAGCTAGCTTAAAGTCTTCTAGCGAGTAGTCCTTGTCTGAGATCATGCTAATAAGATCCGTCTCATGCTTCCAAATCTCATCAAGAGCATCAACAAAGCTTGAGTACTTAGCACCAAGAATCATCAACTGCTTCATCACAACATCATTGACAAACACATCACTCAGGTTGACATAGCCTCTGGACTTCAAGACCATTGTTCCACCTGCATCTAGGCAACTCACTAGCTTCCCGGCTTTATCTGGACAGCACTCTATGATGCATTTGTAGAGGCTCTGCTTTCCAAGATCCATGCCAATGAGAAGCTCTTCTGGCGAGATGATCTGGCAATTGCAGTGCTTAAAGCTTCTAGAGACAAGAAAATTGACAAGTCTAGCTATCCGATCTTTTGGGTCTCCAGCAACTATGATTTCATCATTGTCACTCAGATATGATTTCCTAGCTCGCATAATAGCATCAACCACCCCAAGAGCTGCAGCTACAGGTTCAGCATATGCCATGAGCTTCATCCAAGAGCTAGTCTCATTGAGCTGTGCTGGAATTTCATGGATGTTCTGGAATGGAACCGCAACATACTCTGCAAAGCATCCATCTTGGTCTTTTCCAAGCATTCGATCACTCAAGTCATCAAGCATTGGATTTGCAACAACTTTTGTGCCTATAGCAAGCCAATCACCAATCTTTGGGTCTTTGTCTACTACAACACCAGAGAATTCATGACCAAGAACTACACCTCCATCTTTGCATAGAAGCTCTCCACTTGCAACTTTCAAGTCAGTCTTGCAAATGCCGGCATAATAGACCTTGACAAGAACTTCATCTTTCTTGAGCATTGGAACTGGAACTTCAACCAGTCTTGGAGCTCTCTCTCCTGGAATCTTCTTTAGTGCTTTCATCATGACAGCTTTATCCCAAACAAAATCATTCTTCCAAGATCATCTGACAGCCGATTGCCATCATAGTCACCTAAGGCTCCAACAACTTTCAATCCAACTTTCCTGAGCATCTTGTCATACTCAGTCATAGTGTACATCTTTGTGAGACCACAGAATGTAGAGATCTTGTCATCAGAAAATGAAGCAATTCTCCAAGCTGAGCTTAGGATGTTGTCTGCTAGATGATACCATGTGGCAACAATGGTTCCATCATCTTCTATTCGGCACTTTCTGTCAATGAAGTGCTTCTTGACATACATTGGGTTGATTGTGTCAACAAGAAAGAATCCTCCAAGCTTGAGAGACTTGCTCAAGCACTTGAATTGCATCATGTTCTCATCATCTACTGTTGAATATGCACAACTAGTGTGCCAGCATGTAGCAATGTCAAACTCTCCATCTTCTGCATAGTATAAAGCATTAGCCACTTTGAACTCTAAGCTCGGTGGGCAATTTGGCATTTTCTTTGCTTCATTGATGAAGTGCTCACTCAAGTCTATTCCAAGAACTCTCTCGGCTCTAGTCTCTGTAGCAGCTACTCTGCAAAACGAGCCCCAACCACAACATTGATCAAAGATCTTGCAGCTCTTGTCAATCCGTGGAGAAAGAGCTTTCAAGAGCTTCAGCTGCTTCTTTGCTGTTTCTACTTTGGTGTATGTCACTGTAGCAAATGGCTTCTCGTAGAAGAACTTGTACCACTTCTCTACTTGGCCATTTTTCTTGGTGGTCTTCTTTGTCATGCGGATGCCCACCTCTCTTTTACAAGCGCAATGCACTTAGCTAGTCGCTCATGATAGTCTCCATCAACAACAACAAGCTCTTCTCCATTGTGCTTGCATGCTATGTACAAGTTGTGAATGTACTCAGAGAACTTCTTCCTCTCAGCAATTGAGTTTCTAGCTTCATTTCTCAACCCATCTTGAATGAAGCTCACATCCGGCTTCATGAACAAGATCAAGTCAAACTTTGGTCTAAGCTTCTTGACAAACGTTGGGTCAGATGGCCAAGCATCAACTTCATTCATCTTAGAGAAGATTGCAGTAGTCAGCTGGTCTGTGTCAACAAAGAGAATCTTGTTTGCATCCTTCTTAGCCCGCATGATGTCAAGAGAATGCTGGAAGATGATCTCTTTGAAATCATCACTTGTCATGTACTTCTCACCACCGGCGCGTTCACACACTTCTCTTCCATATTCAAGCACGCATTTTGTGTTGAACAAGCTAGACAATGCTCTTGACAGAGTAGTCTTTCCGGTTGATTCATGGCCAACAAGCAAAACAGTCTTCACATAGCTAGGCTTCACAAATGTCGGAATGTAGTCCCACCACCTAAATGGATCTTTGCGAATCTCACTAGAAGAGCACTTGTACAAGCTTCGATCAATGAAGATGAGCTTAGAGTCTGGATAGCATCTCTTGTATGGAGAGTCTTCGGTATCATACTCATTGGAGCAATAGACAACATCAATGTGCTTTCCAATGGTCTGCTTGATTTTCTCAGAACCTTCAAGCCAGTTGTCGCCAACATTGTACTCAGCCTTTGTGCTGCATTGATCTTCAACCCCAAAGACTTTGACATTTGGATAGCATGCAGCTGCTTTCTTCAACCAGCCAAGTCGAGTCTTAGGATCAATATCTTCACGCTTCTTGCTCCAAGACAAGACAAGCCAAAGCTCTTCGCATTCAGATGCTGCTTTCTCTATAGTGTAGAGATGACCTTGGTGGAGAGGATAGAAGCACCCACCATACATTCCAACACTATACTTGAAATCCTTAGACTTTTTCTCTTCTTCCATGCAACTATTGTATCAAAGCCTAAGAATTGTGTAATGGCATCACAACTCAAAGATGTCAAATGCAACTTGCTTGCTAGGATCCACCTTTGAGAACTTTGTTGCAGAGAAGAAGCCCTTGAGTGACCCAGTGATAAGTTTCTCAAACATCACTTCATAGTCAATCTCAAAGATCTTGTCAAACTCCTTTGGCCACTGACCATCAGGAAATGCAATGTAGCTGATTCGGTATGCATTTGTTGGCTTGACATAGCAGAATCTCACTTTTTGTCCGAGAAGAATCTGATCATACTTCTTTCCAAGACCAAGCTTGTTGATGATTTGATTGTAGTATGTTGAAGCCGAAGCAACTGCTGTTGATCCTTTCTGCATCTGGAGAAAGCCAATTGCTTCTCTTGCTGATGAGTATCCTTTCCAGAAAGAGATCTCATCAATTGTCATTTTCTTGAAGTCAGACCAGACATCATTCACATATTCAATGAAATTCTTTTCGGACCATTCATGCAGAAGAATGCCTTCATAGATGTCTTTAAGCACATTTTTGACTTTTGCTGGAACACTTGCTTTCTTCAACTCAATGCCACTCCACTTGATTTTGTCAACAAGCTCTGGACCTTCAGCAATGATTTTTCTTGTTGCATAGTGTTTTTTTGCTTCATATATGCCGCCACTAGAAACATACTCTAATGAGTACCTCAAGACTTCCGGATGCTCAGTGTAGCAATAGTCTTTGACTAGATTCTGGACATATGGATTCACTTCATTCTCAACAAAGCCATCGACAAACTTCCAAAGCTTGAGCTTGTCATCATCACTCCACTTTGAGAGGTCACTTCCATTGCCAATGCCTTTGTCTAGAAGATGCTTTGCCATGCATGAGATGTTGACAAACTGGCTGTCGGTGTCTCCGCTCACGGCGGTTATGTAGTTGTCTGGTGCTCCATATCTCTCTTTGAAAGTCTTTGCAATGAACTTGCTTGCACTGATGTTGCAGAACTTTCCAAGACGGGTGACTGTCTGTGCAAGCTCAACTATGTAGAGTGGAGAGTGGTTAGTGCCAAGAATTCCATAAATTGAGTTGATGGCAAGCTTGTAAGCCATCTGCTTTGCATCAAGATTCTGGATCTCAACTTTTGTCTCAGCAATCTTGTCTTCTGGAATCTCATTGTTGTACAATGCTAAGTCAAGAGCTTGCATCTTGTTCTTAGTGGACTTTCTCAAGTTGTAGAAGTGCTTGCACCAGCCAGACACAACTCCTTGCTTGACACTGTGCTTCAAGAATAGTGTGTTGTTTCTAGTGAAGATGCACTTTGTCTCAAGAAGCTTCATGATCTCAGCTTTCTTGACTTTCTTCCTTCTCTTTGCATCACCATTAGGATAGAACCAGAGCTCCTCAACTGCTGGATCATTGAGATCAATCGGTGGCTCAGAGTTGAAGGCAATCCGCCATCCAGCGCCAAGCTTGTCAAAGTTGTCAATGAGTGAGAGCTTTCCAACATAAGTCTCTGGACTCAAGTTCATGACACGTATAGAGCTTGGATACAGGCTATTGAAGTCTACACATGCTATTCCTCCATCATAGACTCCTGGGATTGGCTCAAACACATATGCACCTTCATATGCTTCTCGCTCTTTCTTCTCATTCAGATATGACTGGAATGTCCGATTCATGAACAGTCTTGCATACTGTGTCACTGATCCAATGAGATATGAGATTGACGAGTAGATTGTGTCATAGTTGCATAGGCCGGAGCCAGCAACCATTCTTGAGAGGGCAATCATCTTGCACTTCTCTTCAATCTTCACAACCAAGTCTACATCTCGAACGTTGTACTCATAGAACTTCTGGTAGTCTTTGATGTAGAGATCTTTCAGTGTTCCTTCATACTGGATTTTCTTTCCAAGTCCTTCATGCTCACCTACATTAGAAAGTCCATGACCACCATCAAGTGGTCCACCGGCTAGGTGGAACTTGTCACGGTATAGCACAAGTCCATCAGCAATGAACAAGCCAGCAATGTCTACTTCTATTTCAGCACCAACATCAGCTCTCTCATTGTCATGGTTGATCTCTTTGATTCGATATCTTCCAACTGGAGAGAGCCTTGCTGCGGCATTCTTGCCTAAGACATTCTCAATTCTCCTGACAATGTATGGCCAGTCATATGCTTTTGTGTTCCAGCCCATCGAGACATCCGGATAGTTGCTTTCAACCCAATCCAAGAAGTGCTCAAGAAGCTTCTCTTCATTGTTGTTGAACTCATAGAAGACAAACTTGCTCTTTGGATACTTGCAAAGAGGCTCTTCTTTGAAGTCTATCTCAGCATGCTCAAGTGACCAAGTGTAGTACTTCTCGGTCTGAGAGTCATAGATAGTGATCATGTTGATGCGATTTCGAGCATCATTTGGCTTCTCAAAGACTTCAGATATCTCTGTTTCAATGTCTATGAACTGAATACGAAGATCTTGCTTGTTGAAGTCTGGCTCAAGAGCATCTTTGTAGAACATCTCTTGGAGGAACTCTTGCTCAGGCTTCAAGCACTCAACGATGAACAGTGACTTTCCAATCTCATCAAGTCTTTTCTTCCGTTCAAAGCTTGAGTTGAACCATCGGGTCTCGATGAAATTGTCATATATGTCTCGTCTTCCAGTGTCATACTTGACTCGATAGTGGATGTGAGACTTCCAAGGAGCAATGAAGGTCTTTCTGTTTCCAGCTTTGTCAAAGCCAAACAAGACAATCTGGCCTTTCTTTTCATGATCAGTCAAATATGCAACACTTCGGTAGCCATTGCCAATGTAGTTCTTCCACTGCTCTTGTGGAACATCATCTAAGTATATTGCATTGCTGAAAACTGACTCACCCATGCACAAGATGATATTGGCTTAGGATGGAAAGCAAATCTTAGGCTTCCTAGAGCACAAGGTAAGTAGTGTATAATATTGACATAAGCAAGAGTCTCAAGTAGGAAAGTAGAAAGATGGCGTTTTCGTGGAATCCATTCAACAAGTCTAGCAATAGCTAGGGTGGAACAAGCAATGATCCTAGCTAGAGCAGCCAAGCAAGCTCAGTGAGGAACAACCCTAACTACCAGACATTCAGCTAGATCAACAAAGACATCGAAGCTATTGTCAACTCGAAGTCAGTCATTGGCTAGAACATCTAGAGCCAGAACACAAGATATGCCAATCCGTCTTGGCAGACTTTCTTTGATGAGAACATCTTAGCAATGCCCCTAGCTACAAACAAAGCTGAGAGGATTGCACAATATCGGAGAATAGCACAATACAGTGTCTGTGACTGGTGCTTGGATGAGATTGCTGATGACTTCATACACATGGATGAAGATGGCAACTTCATAAAGCTGAAAGTTCCAGAGCGGCTGAACTAGAGCTAGCAGAATGTTCTCTAGAATGAGTTCAAGAAGTACATGAACTTGTTCAAGCTAAAAGAGGATGGCTACAACATCATAAAGAGATTCTTGGTTGAAGGTGAGCTGGCATGGGAGAATGTGATCTCTCCAAAGTATCCAGATCTTGGAATTGTTGGTGTGAAGTTCTTGCCAGCTGAGTACTATGAGACGCTAATTGATGTCAAGACAGCAAGACCAGTTGGAATTGTGTTTGACACTGAAGCACTGGCTAAAGACTCAAGAGAAGCATATCGCAGCTCATTTGCAAGCTCAGCATCAATCTTCAACAGCATCTCTCCAACTTCCTACATATGCAAGTTCTCAAAAGACACTTGTGTTCCTCTTCTCTACAACCAAGTGACTTACATAAACTCTGGGGTCTGGTCTTCTGACTACTTGATCTCATACCCACTCGTTGAGAAGGCAAAGCAGGCTTACTACCAGCTAGCATTGATGGAGCAGAGTGCTGTCATTCTCCGTGTGACTAGAGCTCCAGAGAGGCTTCTGTTCAACATCTCAACAGGAAAGATGGACCAAAATCGTGCTGATGAGTATGTCAGGAGATTTGCAAACTAGCTGAAGCAGAAGAAG